ATATTATCAAGATAATATGCAATTCAATATGAAAGAAAGTTTTATTGAATATCTTGAGAGAGAAATTCCAGAATATATAAATGAAAAATAGAAAGGAAAATAAAATGAAAAAATACAAAGTCTATTGTGACGAACTTGGCTACGAAGAAATCATAGAAGCAAAAAGCGATTATGATGCTGAAATACAAGGTATGGTTCACTGTAAACAATATTTACAAAATTATGTTTATGTTTGGTCGAAAGAAATAAAAGAACAGAAAGGAAAATAAAATGAAAAAACATACTCAATTAAACTATCAATTAATAGGCGATTGTTATTACGACATTTATTGTCAACCAAAATTAACAAGCAAAGAAGATTTGTTAAAAGACATGGTTAAAATATTAAATGGGGAAATAACAAAGCAAGATTACATCAATGAAATAAATCAATGGAACGAAGAAAGGAAAATAAAATGATGTTTTGGCAAACACTAACAAAAGATCATCTTGATGATGATCATGAACTTTCAAAAGATGAGTGGAAACGATTCGTTAATGATTATGAAGAAGTTTTTGCAAGAGAATCTTCACAACTCGGACGTAAACTACTTTGGGAGTTTAAACGCAACGATTTAAAATATTTAAGAAAAACAACAGAAAGGAATGACAATGAAAGTATTAAGAATAGATAGACAGAATGTTTGTAATGGAGCTGTCTATAAAAATTTAGAAAGTTTAAGAGATGATCTTTGCTCTTTTCATTCAATAGATTGGGATAGTGATGACGATATTTATTCTTTAACACTTGATCAGATAATGGATTATGGAGAGTGGGATTATGAAATGATCACGGATGAAGAAGCTAAACAATATGAAGATCAAAGATAAACAACAGAAAGGAAAATAAAATGAACGTAGTATATGAAAGCAAAATAGAAAGCATAAAGGAAGATTTAAGAATGCTAAGAGATAGCGAAGAAATAGCTTGTGATGATTATTATTGTTATTGTCATCACTTTGACGCTATGCTTGATGCAATAGACAAACACTGGACAAATTACAAACAAGAATGCGAGGGAAGATGAAAGAAATACATTTAATTGAATTTACTACCAAACACGGAGTAGATACTATTCTATTGAAAGACGCTCCCACAAAAGAACAGCTTGAAAAAATGAGGCAAAAGTGGAAACAAGCGTTTGATATAGATCAAAATGATGATTATCCTTATGTTGAATATTTTTCAAAAAGGGATATAAACTTAATACCAACGACTGAAGAATATTTAAATTCAGACGTTGCTTAAACAGAAAGGAAAGTAAAATGAAAAAAATAATAACAATAGAAGATAGCAAAGAAAACGTTGAATTTTGGCTAGACCAGATCGGACAATTCTTTGATTGGAAGCACGAACTACTTGAAAGATATATAACAATGTATCCTAAAGTGAGAGATGATTTTTTAAACAGTAGGAAGAAACACAACAAGTCTGCAATTGTCGGCTCTAACTATAGGCCTTGCACAATCAGAATGACAGACGGCGTTTATTTTGAACAATTAGTGAGAAGAGAAATCACTAATCAAATTCAAATTGGATTGCTTAATAAAGCACTCGCTGAAAAGAGAGGAGAATATTATGACTACTACGCCGAGCAAAAAAATTAAAACTTTCCGAGTAGATGCTTGGGAAGAGATGACTTGGAGTGCTAATATTGAGGCCACAAGCGAAGAGGAAGCAAAACAAAAAGCATTAGATCATATTGATGACTTTGGTTTTGACAATCTTTGGCAGACTGGCTCTCACGGAGAATATTCAATAATTAATATTGAGGAGAAATCTTAATGAGTGCATTTAAAGTTAACGCAGAAACTTTGTATGATGTTATTCACTTAATAGCTAAAACCTATGGCGGTGGACAACATTACAAAAAAAATCAATTAATCAAAGTTTTAGCAAAAAACAATCCTAAAAAATTGTTTTACAGATTAGCAAGGCTTAATGATTTTTCTATATCTGAACGATATAGAGAAGATTGTAGTGATTGGGTAAAAGATTTTAAATTTGAATATCTTGATTTTATCAATAATCATTCAAATAATTATCAGTTATTGAAATCTACCTCTTGCTATCTCTATCAATCTTGCGAGGGTAAAGCAGATAAAAGACCACTTTTTAAATGTGTTGAAAGTATGAGAGATGAATTTGCTTTACACATTCTTTCAAGATTGCCCCAATACGAACAAGCACAATGGGGACACTAAATTAAATTTCCCCTTTGCCCCGAAGCACGATCTTCGGGGCAATCCCCCTCAAAAAGTCTTCCATACAAGCCCGAGAATTGACGAAACCGATCACGCTTGATCTACCGTACCTTTCAAATTTGCATAAAATTTTAGATGTTGTATTTACTTTGATATGGCACAGAAACCAGAAAGCAAATTTTGGAAAAAAGTTAAGTCTGAAACACCCGAAATTGTATGGACAAGAATAGAAAATTGGGCTTCTTTTGGTACGCCAGATCTATTGGGATACAATAAAAATCATCATTATTTCACAGTTGAACTAAAAGTAATGAGAAGTAAAAAATTGTCTATTTCTCCGCACCAAATTAGCTATTGTTTTGCACACCCAGAAAATCATTTCATCCTAGCCACGACCCACGCTCCGCTTTCCCCCAAACTTTATACGGGAAAAGAAATATTCACGCACCACGCTTCGCTTGAAAGTGCTACGCCTGTTGCTGATACGTGGAACGCTGTTCGCTTGTGGCTTAACCAGATATAACTACTCGCTTGTGACTTGCCCAATAAGACCCGAAAATTTGGGGCCAAAAAATTTCAATTTTTAGTTGTACAATCTGAAGTTGAATAGCTTTGGGCCAAAAAAGTTGACCCTTACCGTGCGCAATTAACCTATAAGACCCCTTTGGCCTTTAAGGGCAATTTAAATTATTTTTTAAATGGTATTGTAATTTAAAACAAATAGTCCTATACAATCCCATAATGAAACAAATAACAGAAAGTAGAAAAAAAATGAAAAAAGACGCTTTAATAGGTTACGAATATGCCTATTATTTTAAAAATGAAAACTGGATAGAATATTATCATTATTTAGATAAAAGATTTTATCGAGTTGATAAAAACAAAAAACCAAAATTATTTGAGGCCGTAAAAAATAACGGCGTTAAATTTAAGACGGTTGATGATGACAACGGCGACGCGATGCACGGCGTTTTTTGGTCGCCACACGGCATTGATTTTGAGCCGCTCGAATATATGGAAGCAGACCGCGGTCATACGATGCTTTATTATAAAGAACCTCAAAAAGATTGGCAGGTCTTATAATGGAACTTAAAGTTGAGTTAAAAAATGTTTACGGGGTAGAGCGCATTTACCCCGTATGCGACAAAGCCAAAATCTTAACGCGATTAACGGGCAATCGAACCTTGAACCGCGATGAGATTAAATTAATCAAACTACTTGGTTATAAAATAAATAATCAAGCGCCTAACCTATAGAATGGAGATAAAATGAAATATAAAGGCTACTATATAAAAATGGATATAAATACTAAAAAAATTCATTTTAAAAATGATATTGATGATTGCGTCATCACTATCAAAAACCCACGTTCAACGCTTCGCGAACTGGAATTGTTTATTATGGATACAATTGATAAACGCATTAAATATTTAACTTACTAGAAAGGAAAAAAGAAAATGAAGCAATATCCAATATGGAACCAAATTGAAGCGTGTATTTATAAAAGCGGTAAATCATACGGTGTAAAAAATGATGGCTTCAATCAAATTAAAATAGGTACGTCTTCAAGAAACAGTTGGAACTTTGTCAACACAAGGGTCACGCATAGAGAAAACGAAGACGGCACAAAAACATTTCATTTTTATGTTGATGGTAAGCTTTATAAAAAAGCAACACTCAACAAGAAAAAAGAAATGAGCATTGAATTAGTTAAATAAATAATCATCTAATCATCAAGCCCCGTTGCGCGATCAACGGGGCTTTTTTTGTGCTTGTTGGTTCGCTTGTCGCGTGTGCGCGTGGCGGTTGAATAGGGGTCTCATAGCAAATGTAAAAACGAAGTTTTTTCATTACCCCATAGTCTTAAATATTAAATATGTAACTAATATATGTTAGTATATAGTAAGATTTAGACATAGACAGGTACAGAATACATTATGAAAAATTTCCTAGGAAACGCCAAAATCCGAACTTTTCTTAGGGGGGAGGGGTAAAAATCAAAAAACAACTCTGTATTTCTTTGCAAAAAAATATTATAAAAAATTTTATGGCTCTAGATTTAGAAAAAATTAATCGTCTTCCACCAGACGCGAGAAAAGAATTTATGAAAACTTTCCTGAAACTTCAGGAAAAGAAAAAAGAAAATAAAATTCAAAATGATTTCATGGCATTCGTCAAGCACGTGTGGCCTGAGTTTATTGAAGGAGGACATCATAAACAAATTGCTGAAACGTTTAATCGTATCTCAAGAGGCGAACTAAAGCGTGTCATCATTAACATGGCTCCACGACACACGAAAAGTGAATTTAGTTCCTTTCTACTTCCTGCGTGGATGATTGGAAGAAATCCAAAACTTAAAATTATTCAGTCGACTCACACTACCGAACTCGCTGTGCGTTTTGGAAGAAAAGCAAAGACACTCATGGACAGTGAAGAATATAAACAAGTTTTTCAAACCAGGCTTCGAGAAGATTCTCAAGCGGCAGGTAAATGGGAAACCTCACAAGGCGGCGAGTATTACGCAGCGGGCGTCGGGAGTGCAATTACAGGAAGAGGTGCGGATCTTTTAATCATTGATGACCCACACTCGGAACAAGATGCGATGAACGCGGATGCATTAGAACGTGCCTATGAATGGTACACCTCAGGACCTCGTCAGCGTTTGCAACCGGGTGGAACGATTGTTTTGGTTATGACAAGATGGTCTCAAAAAGATTTGACTGGAAAATTATTACAAGCACAAAAAGGATTAAAATCAGATCAATGGGAAGTGATTGAGTTCCCTGCCATCATGCCGTCAGGCGAACCTGTATGGCCAGAGTTTTGGAAACTAGATGAACTTGAAGGAGTCAAAGCATCTTTGAGTATTGGAAAGTGGAACGCGCAATGGATGCAAAATCCAACTTCAGAAGAAGGATCAATCATTAAACGTGAGTGGTGGCAAAAATGGGATAAAGATTATATTCCAACTTTGCATCATGTCATTCAGTCTTATGATACGGCGTTTATGAAAAAAGAAACCGCCGACTATTCTGCGATTACAACATGGGGCGTGTTTTATCCAAGCCCGGACAGCGGTCCAAATCTCATTCTCCTCGATGCAGTGAAAGAACGACTTGAGTTTCCTGAACTTCGAAGAAAGGCACTTGAACAATATCAGTATTGGAAACCTGAAACCGTGGTGATTGAATCCAAAGCATCAGGACTGCCTTTGACTTACGAGCTCAGAAAGATGGGTATCCCAGTAATTAACTTTACACCTTCCAAAGGAAATGATAAACATTCTAGGGTAAATGCCGTAGCACCTTTATTTGAAAGTGGTCAGATATGGGCGCCCGAGGAAGATTTTGCAGATGAGGTGATAGAAGAATGTGCAGCGTTTCCATATGGAGATCATGACGACCTCGTCGATTCTATGACTCAAGCGGTGATGCGATTTAGACAGGGAGGGTTTATTGAACATCCAGAAGATTATGAGGATGAACCTCTTCCACAACAGGAACGAGCTTACTATTAATGGTCAAAACCAAACTCACCGATACGATACCCCCGAAGCGTGGACCGTTGTCACAAGGCTTGAAAGTTCCTCAAAAAAAGATTAAACTAGTGCGCTCGGAGAAATTAAATGGCAGACATCGATAAATCATTACCTAATACAAGAACAACTATTGAGATCCCTGGTGAAGAAGAAATTTCACAAGCGGTTGAACAAGAAATTGTAGAGGAAGCACAACAACCTGAAGAAGTAGAAGTTATTCAAACTGAAGATGGTGGTGCTGAGATTTCATTTGATCCATCAGCGGCGAACGTGGAAGGTGGACAAGATCATTTTGCAAACTTAGCAGATATTTTAGATGATGATATTTTAGATCCACTTGGATCAAGACTAACTTCTGATTACATGGATTATAGATCTTCAAGAAAAGATTGGGAAGATACTTACAAAAATGGTTTAGATCTTTTAGGTTTTAAATATGAAAAAAGAACAGAACCTTTTAGAGGTGCATCAGGTGTAAACCATCCAGTCTTAGCAGAAGCCGTTACACAATTTCAAGCACAAGCGTATAAAGAACTTCTTCCAGCAGACGGACCTGTCCGAGCTCAAATTTTAGGAGCAATCACTCCACAAAAACAAGATCAAGCACAACGTGTAAAAGATTTTATGAACTATCAGATCATGGATCAAATGAAAGAATACGAACCTGAGTTCGATCAAATGTTATTCTACCTTCCCCTGTCAGGATCAACATTTAAAAAAGTTTACTATGATGAACTTTTAGATCGTGCAGTTTCTAAAT